ATTGGTTCATATCATAACCCCATTCATCTAATAGATTCCATGAAGTTGCTCCAATATATGATTCTAATTCTTTTAATCCAGGATCCCCATTTAAAGGTGTTGAGTGATAACTCATTCCGTGGTCTTTTACTTTTAGATAATCTTTATTACCTAAAAACTTTTTTCGTGCTTTTAGTTTAGGTTTTTCTCTTTTGTAAGCTTGATCTATGAACTTATCTGTTGCTTTGATCGCACTTGGTAACCATTCTGGTTTCATTATAGTGTACACTGGTGTACTAAAATAATGATGTGTTTCCATTACATCTTTGGTTGTTGATACTGTCATACTATATTCTCCTGTTCAATTATATATACGTTATCTAAAAGGGTACCCTAAATTCCACATCACTAACGAATATCTTGTTCCTTTAGTTACTGGCGCTACTCTGTGCCAACAAAAACTTGGAAATACTATTATTGATCCTCTTGGTCTTATTTCTGTACAAGCTTTTATAGATGATTTTTTATTTCTTTCCCAATCGTGGTCATTTCTAAAATCAAATTCTAAATTACCACCTTCATATTCACTTGGGTCATTTAGTGATACAGTCACAGATAGCTTTCTTACCTTACCATGATCTGGTGGTAAAATACCTTGTTCGTTTCTTTGTTTTGATCTATCATATGGTTGTGTCCAACTATCACAATGCCATCCGTAATATTGACCTACACCATACTTTGTAAATTGACAAGACTCTGACCAATCCCATTCAAAATTCCAACCAGCTAGTTTATTCGCTTCGTGTATGTATGGGTGTATTTCTTTGTAAATCCATCTATCGCTTAACCAAACAATATCAGATTTTCTTTTCTTTTGTATGTTATTGAGAACTGATTTTTTGAGAGAACCATCGGCTTTACGACCTGATCCGTCTTCTCTTTCAATGCCACCTGTAATGGCTGTTTCAACTTTATGAGCTGTACCGTATCTAATTATGTCATCACATAATTTAGGAGGCAACGCTGATTGAAAGTAATAATAATAATTTTTCAAATTCATATTCTAATTCCTTAATTCACAATAATATATATAATAGTTTTAAAACTACTGAAATTTGTATCTTATAATAACAATACCTTTACCACCTGCTCCACCTAATCCATTAATTGGACCATTTCCACCACCACCAGAACCTCTATTACCTGAACCTGCTCCACCTGGACCATTATTAGTTGATCCATCTCCTGCACCAGTACAAGCTGCTCCAGAACCTGCTGGACCAGCAGCTCCACCACCACCGCCGCCTACATAACCTACAGGAGATCCTGTGATATGTGAAGTCGCACCAGCACCTCCACCACCACCAGTACCACAATTGACATAACTACCATTTCCACCTTGACCACCAGCGCCTCCACCACCACCACCAGATTTATTAGGAGGTGAATTACTTCCACCACCACCACTGTTTCCTTGAGGAGGAGAAACTGGAGGAGTATTACCTGCACCTGCATTATCTTGAGCTGCGCCAGGTGTTCCTGCTCCACCACCTGATCCACCAGCACCACCAGATTGACATTCATTTCCTCCTGCTCCACCACCAGCAGATGTAATAGTTGAGAATACTGAATTTGATCCTGCGTTTCCTCTATTAGATGTAGAAGTTCCTGTTGCTCCACCAGCACCTACTGTGACTGGATATGTTTGAGCTGAGACTGTTAAAGCAGCAACACAATTGTTTGCTGGTAAACCATGTGTATAACAACCACCAGCAGCACCTCCTGATGCTCTAAAACCACCAGCACCACCACCGCCGCCACCACAAGAACCTGATCTTCCACCACTACCTGCACCAGCGACCACCATGTAATCTACTTTGTTTCTATAAGTTGTGGGTACACCATCGTTAGCTATAGAACTTACTACAAAGTTACTATCACCTGTAAATGCATGAATTTTGTAATCTCCTGATGTTGTTACTGTACCACCAGTTGCTGTCATAAATTGAGGATATAATACTGATACATTTGATTCAAGGCTGTATAACCAACCTTTTGTAGCGTCAACGTAAACTAATCTAACACTGGCTCTAGCTGTACTGATAACTGAATCATTAGCAACACCTTGTATATTGTGTGAATTTCTTAAAATAGTTAAATTATTTGTGGCAAAAGTACCTGCGTAATCTTTAATAGATATAGTATCACCAGCAGTTCCACCAGCAGGTAATGTCATTGATATTGCGCCTGAAGTCGTATTTACAAAATATCCTCTACCTGCGACCATAGTTGTATTACCAGTAATTACTGATTGCCAATCAATTGCGTCTAAAGAACCTGATGCACCAAGTGCTATCGCTGTTCCATTGACAGTTACAGTGCTATTTGCTAATTTAGCATTAGCAATTGAACCTGCTAACATACCGTTAGTAACACTTGTATTTGGAAGTGTAACCGTTTTAGAAGATATGTCTAAAGTTGACGCTAATTTGTCAGCTGTAATTGTTCCTGGTGTTATATCAGCAGTCGCTACTGAACAATCTACTAATGCTTTTGAATTTATTTTATCTATTGCCATGTTAATTCTCTTTTATACTATTTATAATGTTTCCTTATTGAAATTTGTATCTTATTATAACGATTCCTTTACCACCAGCGCCACCAAACTTAACTGGACTAGGTACATTACCTGCAGCACCACCTCCACCGCCTCCACCAGTATTAGCACTTCCAGCAGTAGCAAGATCTGCAGTAGGTTCTGGTCCACCTGATGATCCTCTACCTCCACCCCCAGCACCACCTGGTCCAGAAGTCTTTTTTGGGTCTGGCGCAGGGTGAGTATCAGCAACTCTACTTACACCACCACCACCGCCACCAGCGTAAGTCACATTTGATCCTGTAATTTGATTTGGTGCTCCAGCTCCTCCAGCTCCTCCGATACAACCACCTGGGTGTCCATTTCCTCCAACAGCAGAAGCTCCACCTCCACCACCAGCGGGATAAGTTGAACTAGGATCAGCAGGTGTTGGGCCACAATCACCAATACCACCATTGTTTCCTTGAGGTGGACTTACGGGAGGTGTATTACCATTACCAGCTGTACCATTATCTGCATAGTCTCCACCACCACCAGATCCTCCATCTCCACCACCTGGGCCTCCTGCTGGTGTTGGTAAGTTATCACCACCAAAACCATAACCACCTCCTGCAGATGTAATAGTTGAAAAAATTGAATTGCTACCAGCAACAGCTGCACCACCTGCTCCACCAGCGCCTACCGTAATAGGATATGTTTGTGTTGTGACAGGAAAAGCACCAGCATTACAACTTGCACTTGGAAAAGTAGTTCTATAACCACCTGCTCCACCTCCACCAGCCGCAGCTCTATTTGAATTACCATTATCTCCACCACCACCTCCGGCAACCACAAGATAGTCAACATTACCAGGACCACCTGTAGGAACATTTGAAACGTTTCCTAATTGTGATACTACAAAGTTTCCGTCACCTGTAAAACTATGAATTTTAAAATCTCCTGAAGTTGCAACTGTACCACCTGTTGCTTCTGTAAATATTGCTGCTTCTAAATGACTAACATTACTTTCTTCTGAATATAACCAACCTTGTGTGGCGTCAACGTAAACTAATCTAACACTGGCTCTAGCTGTACTAATCTCACTATCTTCTGTTGCGCCTTGTATCTTGTGACTATTTCTTTGTATAGTTAGTTTGTTTGTACCAAAACTAACTGCATAATCTTTTATCATAATGGTATCACCTATGGCAGCAGAAGCTGGTAATTTAACTAGACCAACGGCACTAGAATTATCAACAAAATAACCTCGACCAGCTACCATTGTTGTAACTGTACTACCGTCAGATGTAATTTTTGATTGCCACTCCACGAATTGATTATTAACTGTACCAGAGGCACCTAATGCGACAGCTGTTCCTGCTACTGTAATAGATGAGTTAGCTAATTTTGCGTTAGCAATTGAACCTGCTAACATACCACTAGTGACACTTGTATTAGGAAGTGTTATTGTTTTAGAAGATAAATTTTGTGTTGCATTTAATTTAGCCGCAGTGACATTACCAGGCTTCAAATCAGCCGCTGCGACTGACCCGTCCTCTATACCTTTTGATCCTACTTTGTTTATTGCCATAATACTATTTATTCATCGCTATCGGTTGTTGTACTATACTTTTTACCATCATTGAAGTTTTGTATAGTTGTTGTAAATCCAAAATCATCATCTGCGTCAGCTGACGTAGGATTAGGGACTATAATAATTCGTTCTTCTCTTGCCTTGTTAGCTGAAGTATCTGTGTCTGTGTATAAATCTGTTTGTGTTTCTTTGATAACTTTTTGTGTTGTCGCAGGGCCAAATAGATAAGTTTTCGCAGTAAATCCTAATGTATAGATAACAGCTCTTCTTTGTGAGAAGTCACCATTATAAGTGTCTTCATAATTAACACTATTTAAAACTATTGGTATATCTCTCTTTATGTCTAACTCAGGTATTGCGTTTACCGTCACAGTATAGTCAGGTTGAAAGAATGGTAGTATTTGTTCTATAATTTGTAGACCTGCCTCTGCACTTGCTGTGAAAGAGTATAGATTGTAAGATATATTATAAGGAACAGGAACAAAGTTATAGTTTAACACTTTACCCTCTTTACCTGCCTTAACGTGTTTGAATTTTTGTACTCTAGTTAATTTTCTACTAGAGTCATATGCGATACCTGAAATCTCAAAACTCATACGAGGTAAAGTTACAGCAAATTCTCTATTATCTAAACTTGGTTGAGCATCTAATCTTGCTAAAAACTTTTCTTTTGGTGCGTATGCTAGAGGTACTTTAATTGATTGAGTAATATTACCAGCACTATCTCGTCTTTTAATTAGTATGTTGTTAAAGATTTGACCAAAGCCTATGGTCATTCTTCTCATACTTTCGTTATAAAAATAAGTTCCAAACATTAAAAGTCAACCTCTCCAAATGGGTTACGTTCTGTAAAGTCTAATATATCGTCTCCAGCAGAAGATGTATCAAAACCAGCTTCACTATCTAAATCATTATTTTGAGCGTAAGCTGATTGAGTTTGTAAATTGTATGTTTCAAGTAATAGATAATTAATATCACCACTTGCGCTATCGTTTTCTAATACCATTGAACCAACTTCATTCTCTAAAGTAAATTGATGAGCTAATTGATCTAAAGTATATTTGTCTTCAGCAGCATCAACGTCACCAATACCTGTGTTTAATTGTTCTGAACTATACTCCCATCTAGTACATACTAGTTTGTAAACTGGTAGTTGTCCTAATTGAAAGAATGGCTCTTGGTCTTGTACAAATTGAATTTCAAAAAAACTATTCATCAAAGGTAAATAAATTATATCACCTTCATTTGGTCTACCTTCAGCAATCAATGTAGCTTTTTCATCTACTGCTTGATTAAATCTTTTCTTGGCGATCATAAAAGTTGTATCTTCTCTGATCTCTAAACCAAACTTATTAACTATCTCTTGTTCACCAGCAAAGCCTTCCGTTGTTTCCATATACGCTTCAAGTAAAAGCGCAGATGAAAATTTAGACAACATATCTTCGCCTAAAATTAAGTCTCTGTTAACTAGTGTTCGTGGTAAGTAATAAACATCTTGGCCATATATCTTTAGGCCTTCAATGATTAAATCTTCGTAAAGTCTTTTTTCGGATTGATTGCCGATACCCTTACCATCTTGGAAATAGTGATTAACTGGCATGGCATTATCCTATCATCATTGCTGGATTTAATTCGTAAGTAGTTCTTAATTCTGTTTCTAATTTTTCTATATCAGATAAAGCTTCTGAAAATATTTGTTGACCATTTAATGTAACTCCACCTAACATAGCAACACCATTAAATTTAGATAGATTAGCGCCCCATTGTTTTTTGAATAAAGCTGTTACATATCTTTTTAAAAATAGATCATCATTAACATCTGTAAAAGTAGTTGGGTCTAATTTTCTATAACATTCTATAACTAGATACTCACCAACCTGTAAATCATTCTTCCAATCCATATCAATGTATAATCTATTATCATTTTGATTAAATCTCATAGGTTTTTCACCAACAAGTATATGATCTAAAAAGTCTAAATGTCTTAATACATTGTCATAGTTAATAATAGAAGTAGAAGAAAAGTCGTATAGATCATTTAATCTTAATTGGTATCTAACATCAAATAAGTTTAAATTACCTTTACTTGAAAAGGGTAATACATTAATTACAGAGATAACACTTTCAGGTACAACTAAAAAACCTTGACCCTCTTTCCAACTTGTAGTAACAGAATTTTTAGTTTGTGATTCAGCAGAACCATCAACTGTCATTCTATCGTAATCTGATTGTGTGTATTGATACTTTAAATATGTTCTTCTAATACCATCATAGTGATATTGTGCGTAATATTGATATGCCTCGTCTAGTCTATCTTCTAGTTGGTCATCATCAACGTTTATATCAATCACAGGTTTCCCTAGCGCTCTTAAAGCGTATTGTTTTAACGTTTCTCTTGTAGATGGTTTAGCCATTGTTATCTCTTTTCCCTACTATTTATAAACTATCCTAGTGCCACAGCTTGAGCTATAGCGAATGCGGGTGTTGTTTTTGTATCTAATTGTGTTTGAATAGCACTTGTAACGCCATCTGTATAATTTAATTCTGTAGCTGTGGCTGTAACTGCTACATCTTCATTAATCTTAGGACTAGTTAAAGTTTTGTTTGTAAATGTTTGTGTACCTGCTAGTGTTGATACAGTTGCGTCAATAGCTACTGTTAATGTATTACCTGACCCAGAGGTATCTATACCAGTACCACCAGCAATATCTAAAACTTCTGTATCTAAATCAATGTTTAGCGCTCCACCACTATCACCTTGAAAATCTAAATCTTGTGCATTAAGAGAAGTTGTAACAGCGTCAACATATGTCTTAATAGATTGTTGAGTTGCCAAGTGAGTATCAGAGTTACTTGCCATATTGTCTTCATCTTTAATTGCAGTACCACTAACGCCTGTATTTAAAACAGGACTTGTTAAAGTTTTATTAGTTAAAGTATCAGTAGATGATTCAGTTACAATAGAACCATCTGTTGCGATAGAAACTTTATTATCTGTTACAGTAGTTGTTACACCAGAACCACCTTCAAAAATTAATGTTTCACCTAACGCAACTGCGTCTGAAGTAGAACTGTCATCTCTAATTGTAATTGTAGAGTTAGATAGTTTTGCGTTTGTAATACTACCAGCAAGTTTTGATGTTGCGATTGAACCAGCTAACATTGTATTTGTAACACTACCTGTATCACCAGTACCAACTAAATTACCAGTTGCCGTAGGTAAAGTTAATACAGCAGAACTACCAGCTGAGTGTGGTGCCGCTTGTAGTGTTTGTGCGTGAGCATTACTAGTCTCACAATAAAATTGTATTTTCGCAACATTACCTGTTCCTGTTTTAACTTCTATCAAACCATCTGATACTAATACACCACCAGCAGTACCATTACCATCCATAATTACTTTACCTGTACCGTGAGGTAATAAATCAATATTGCCATTTGATAGCGTGATAATATCAGAACCATTCATATCTAAATTACCACCTAGACTTGGTGTACTATCATCTGATAAATCTGAAAGACCTGCGCCTGACGCAGCTGTTGCTGATATGAAAGATAAATTACCTGAACCATCTGTTGATAATATTTGGTTAGCGTCACCATCATTTGCTGGTAAAGTTAATGTTATATTACCTCCAATAGCTGGTGCTAATAAATTTATATAATGTGAACCATCAGTTGAGTCGTATAATCTTAAACCTGCACTTGATAAAGTACCTTTTGTGATTGTAAGATTACCTGTTGTAGAACCTGTAAATGTTCCTGTACCAACAGTAAACTCATCAGCACTTTCATCAAATCCTATAAACGCATTAGCTGAACTACCTCTTTCAAATACTAAACCTACATCACCTGATGGTGTGCCTGTTGTACCTGTTGCTAATTCTATTAGTTTATCTGATACAGTAGAGTTAGTTGTTTCTAAAGCAGTTACTCCACCTGATACTGTCATTGTACCAGCAACTGTTAGATTACCAGCAACACTTAACCCATCACCAGCGCCAATCTCTACTACTGTAGAGTCAGTTGACTTAATTATATTACCAGCAATATTAATTGTACCAGCAGTAAGATCACTTACACCTGTGAGTGTTGTAGCACTTGCACCTAAAGCTATTGAAGTTGACCCTACTGTTACAGTAGAGTTAGATAATTTTGCGTTAGCGATAGAACCTGCTAATTGAGCATTAGTGATTGTACCTGTCAAAGATGAAGTAGGATATGCTGTTGCGTCAGATAGATCAAATGCTGGTGTCGCATCAGTAGCACCTAATGCAATTGAAATACCACCTAAACTTAAACTTGAATTTGTTAATGCTGAATTAGGAACATTTGCTATCGCTGGTCCTAATTGAGCTAGAGTTGCTCTACCCTCAGTGCCACCATCTGACACCATAAGTTGATCGCTAGACGCAAGTGTTTGACCTGTTAAGTCAGTCGCAGTATCAATATTAATGATCGCTTCTACTGCGCCAAACTCTAGCGCACTACCACCACTATTTACTTTTAATACTTGACCAGCGGATCCAATTGATAACGCAGCACCTATACCACCATGCGCTAGACCGATAGTTTCACCTGTTTGAAACTCGGCTAATCCAGTGGCTACATTACTGTCATTAAAGACTGTTCGTATTGGTTTTTTGTCTGCCATAATTCTCTCTCTTATCTATTTATTAAAATTGAAATAGTGTGATATTACTATCACTTAAATTAGCTCCCGTAGATAATGTAAATGTTTTTGAACCTGTATATACAAACTTTTCATCAACCGTTGAGTTAAAGTTAAAATTTGCGTTAGCTGTTGTTAGACCACCTGCATTTGAAAAGAAAGGTACAACAATAGCATTTTGTTCTGCCCCACCTGAACCTGTTACAGATACAGCTATCTTATTAGTACCTGCTTTAGAACCTTCTGGTAAAGTTGCACCAGTTGCCGCAATTGCGATGGCGCCAGTTCCATCAGATGATATAGTTGCTCCAGCTAAGTCAATAGAGTTAGAAGATAAGTAAATATCTTTCCACCTTTTTGTAGCGCTACCTAAATCTCTTGTATTAGTAGTATCTGGTAATATGTCTTGGTCTACTGCTGAAAAATCAGCTGATCCTAAGGCTACAATAGTACCACTATTGTTTACAAATATTTTCTTTTGTATAGGATTGATTCCTATTTCACCATTTTCTAAATCACTTGTAGAAGGACTACCTGATGCTGCTGTAAATTTTTTTAGTTTTATCTTTAATGCCATTAATTACCGTCCACTTGGTCTGTAAATTCTAATTTTTGTGTTGTACTATTGTATGCCAAAAATTTACCATTACCAAGTGAGCTTGTATCAACGTCATCTAAATTCAAAAGTCGTACTTCACCACCACCTCCGATTGAAGCCATTTGTTTTATGACCATATCTTTGAAGTGTCTAAATTCTAATTGTAGTTTTTGTAGATCAGTGTAAGGAGAAGCTTCTTCTTTTTTAAAGCCTAAACCTGACATTACATTTGCTACATTAGATACTGTGTCTTCTTTTTGTTCAGGTAATTTAAATATACCATCACCTGTAAATACTTCTACTGAAGAATTATCATCTTCTTTTTCTACTTCAGGGTTTTCTTTCCCTGGAGTTTCTACATCATACTTAACTTCCTCAGGATCAAATCCATCTTTTTGTTTTTCAATATTTTCAGCTAGAGTATTTTCAAATTGATCTAGTCTATCAAAGAAACCTTTAAGAGCATTTAGTTTAGTAGAGTCACGCTTAGCAATAATGACATGCTCTCTTTTCGCCTCTGATACTGTACCAAAAAAACTAGATAAGTCTTTTGAAAGATTAATATTTACTCTAGGTGTAAATCTAATCTTTTCTTTTTCTACCTTTTCTTTTTCTTTGGCTACAGAACTAAAAAATTCTTGTAACTCATTCATTATAATTGTGTAACTCTTGGATTTACTGTAATAATTCCTTTTTGTACAACTTCAACCGTTGAGTCAGCAAGTGTTATCATTACATCATAAACATATCTACCAGCACTAATACTTTTAGTGACTGTATCTGTTAATTGTAATTTGTATATACCTGATGCTGCTGTGACTATTGAGGCTGTGAAAGTTGCTGTTAATGTAGAGGAATCATAAGATGGTCTTATCTGCGCATTAAAAGTACGACCAGATATATCGTAAGCAGTTGATCCATCTGTTGTGACAGTTAAATTGTTACTAAAATCTGTACCTTGATCTACTATTAAATTAATATTTTGACTTTGTGTGACGGCCATATTCTCTCCTCTTTCATATATTTATAAGACCTTAACTATCAAATATTAGTATTTTCATCTATAATCAATTTGTCTAACTCTGGTATATAGACGTATTTTAACTTTGTATTTTCAAACATTTCTTTTAAATCATAAAGGGTTTCCACCAATACTTCACCTGGCATATTTAAACTTGTATTTAATAACATAGGTAATTTATATTCTTTTTTAAAACTTTTTAGTACATTATAGAAATTTAAATTGTCTTTTTTGTTTACAGTTTGTACCCTAGATTCATTATAGATTGAAAATCCAGAATACATCTTAGCTACATAAGTATCTTTTATTTTAAATACGCTCATCATATGAGGAGAATTTTTAACATCATTTGTTTCAAACCATTCATTAAAATCTTCTTCAAGTATAGATGTAGCAAAAGGTCTATACCACTCTCTTTTCTTAATGTCATTTACTTTTTGTTGACAAGTTTTATTAAAAGGGTTCATCAATAGTGAACGATTACCTAAACCTCTTTGACCTTGTTCACTCCTAGATTGAAAGATAGCAACAGGTTCATCAAAAACTATTTTAGCAATATCATCACTACTAACATCTTTAATTTTGTAGTTATTAAAAATAGATAAATCTAAATTTTGTTTTATACCCAAATATACATTATCAATCTTTTCTAACTTATTTTTTAAGTAGTAGTTTATCGCACCTAGTGTTATACCATGATCAGAATTTAAAGGATCAAAAAATGCTTTGGTACTAATATCTTTTTGAATTTTAGAATTTAATAAAACATTTTGAGTTACACCACCCGTAAAAGTTATATTTTCTTTTTCAATACCATGCTTTTTAAATGTATCAAAAAAATTATTTTCAAGTAATGTTTGACGAGTAAATGCTAGATTTTTTGATTCATTATTTGATTGTAAAATAGTATCTTCACCTACTATATCGGTATTTTCAAATTTATTATCATATCCACCATAATTGGACAACGCCATCAATTTACCTTCCTGATGATCTGCTCTGAATAATTTATCTGCAGTCATTCTATAATTATACCCATAAGGGTTATTATCTAAAAATAATTGTTTTACTTTACTATCATTAAAACTAAAAGCCGTTTCTTTTTCTTCTATATTATTTTTAGAAATAGCTCCTCCTCCATCATGTACAAATACAGTACCTCTATCACCAATGTGTTTCCATAGTAATGAACAATAAGCATGAAATAAATGATGAATAGAAAAATTATAGTCTATAAACTTTATTTTTTTCCACTTTTGTTTCCAATGATACCGATTTTTAAAAATATATTTCCAGTCATCTACTGAACTCGATTTTAAGTTAGTAATAATTAGAGTATCTATATCTAAATTTTCTAGTATTTTATCTAAAGTGTATGAAGGTAATGAAGAATTTTTTATACGATTATATCTATCAAGTTGCGTATGAAAAATAATCTTTTTATTTTCAACATATGTCGCTGTACCGTGATGCGACAAATGTAGTGCTAAAATATTTTCATTGGTTTTCATTAAATAAAATAATTTAAATTTATAATGTATCGTATAGAACAGTTTTTAGATGTTACGGCTCTATGTTCAATATTTGAATCAAATATTACTATTTGATTTTCTTCAGCTTCAATAAATTTTGTTTTTCCGTTAATTTTAAAATGAGTTCCACCATCACAACTATTTAAGTATAAGATGGCAGTTTTACATTTGAAGTCATAATCTGTATGCCAACCTGATCTTGTAAAAAGATCACTTAAAAACATATTAGCTCTGGCTTGTATTACAGCCTTAGATTTTAATTGATTAAAGATAGGTAAAATATAATCTGTGTATAAAGGTGAATTTACGTCCTGATAATTATAAAAAGAAAAATTAAAATAATAACTCGTATCACCAGGTGTCATTTCTCCTCTAATTCTCCAAGGAAAATCTTGCTCAGTAATTAACTCTTTTAATTTTGTAAATTGTTCTTTTTCTAAAAAGTTCTTTTTAATTTCAAACATAATAATATCATAATATATATAACTAATTTAAAAACTAGTTTTGGAATTTATATCTAACTATAACAATTCCTGAACCACCTTGACGACCTGGTAAATTATCTCCACCAGCGCCACCACCTGTATTAGCAGCACCGTTTGTACCTAATACACTTGGTGAATATTTACTACCATTACCTCCTCCACCACTACCACCTGTGCCTACTGTTTGACTATAAGCAGAACCTCCACCACCACCAGCTCGTGTAACTGAAGAACCATTTATTGTTGAAGCAACACCAGCACCACCATTGCCTGCCTGACTTCCAGTGCTATTAGCTCCAACAGCACCAGCTCCACCGCCACCACCAGCAACACCACCTGGTCCATCTGAACTAGTATTACCATTACCACCATTGTTTCCTTGAGGTGGACTTACGGGAGGTGTATTTCCTGCTCCTCCAGGTAACGCTGGCAATGTTGGGTGTGAACCTCCAGGGTGACCTCCTCCGCCCCCACCAGAACCTCCAGTTTTACCTAATGCGTTAGCACCCGTACTTGAATTTCCACCACCACCACCAGCGGTAGATGTAATAGTTGATATTGTTGAAGGGTTACTTCCACCAGCACCAACTGTTACTGGATATGTTTGAGCCGCAGCTGTTAAACTTGTTGACGTTGCTAAAGGACTTGCTGTATAAGGACCTGAAACAGGAGCTGAGTGTGATTCTCTATAACCTCCAGCACCAGCACCACCACCTACGTGGCCAGGACCATTAGATCCTCCACCAGCAATTACTAGATAATCAAATTTATTATTTCCTACTGAATTACCAGCTTGAGATACAACAAAATTACCATCACCTGTAAAAGTGTGTACTTTGTAATTTGTGTCAACCGTTGTTACTGTACCACCTGTAGCAGTTACATATAATGCTTGTTGTAAATCGTCAACATTAGATTCGTTTGTAAATAACCAACCTTTAGTGGCATCAATGTAAACTAAAATCAAACTTGCTCTTGCTGTTCCAATTAGTGAATCATTAGCGACACCTTGAATATTATGTGAATTTCTTCCAATAGTTAATTTGTTAGAACCAAAAGTACCAGCATAATCTTTGATCGCTATTGTATCTCCTGCAGTTCCTCCAGCAGGTAATGTCATTGTAATAGCACCACCAGTTGTATTTACAAAATAACCACGACCAGCTACCATTGTTGTATCACTAGTAATTACAGATTGCCACG